ACAACCGTAACAAAGGCGGTAGCGACGAGACCCCGCCGACACAGGAGTACACCGAATGATCGGACGCATCGTTGGGATGATGATTGGCCGCAAGGCCAAAGAGGCTGTCGTGGACGCAGTGCTGGACAAAGTAAACCTGCCTGATCCAGTCGAGAACGCGATTAAAGTCGCCGCCACTGGAAACGTGGGCGATCTGATCGGCGGCGACGCCAAAGAGGAATTTGTCAAAGCCGTAGTCAAGAAGGCGAGAAAGAAATGAGTTTGCTGACTGTAGACCAACTGCGCGCCATGATCCCCTCCAACAAAGAAGTCGAGGAGTGGTGCGAGGAACTGAACAAAGCGCTGCCTAAGTACGACATCACGACCGACGAGCGCATTGCCGGGTTTGTCAGTCAGTGCGCCCATGAGAGCATGGACTTCAACGCCATGTCCGAGAACTTGAACTACCGCGAGGAAACGCTGAACAAGGTCTTCCCGCGCTATTTCGGCCCCGGCAAGCGCAACGCTGCTGAGTATGCCAAGAACCCTGAGAAGATCGCCAACTACGTCTATATGGACGAGTTTCGTTCCTCGAAGCTGGGCAACACGCAGCCCGGTGACGGCTGGCGCTTCCGTGGCCGTGGCTTGAAGCAGTTGACCGGGCGCGACAACTACACCCGCTTCGCCAAAGACTACAACATGACTGCGGAAGAAGCTGCTGCATGGGTCGAGACCAAAGAAGGCGCTCTGGCGTCGGCTTTGTGGTTCTGGAAAACCAACAACCTGAACCCGATTGCCGACACTGGCAACGTGGCCGCGCTGACTAAAAAGATCAACGGCGGCGACATCGGTCTGGCGGATCGGCAAGCCCGCTATGCCAAGGCGATGGCTGCGCTGGGCGGCAAAGTCAGCGCCGCTGCGCCAGTGACGACGGCTGTTGCAGAGACGCTGCGTCGTGGCTCTAAGGGCGACGCAGTCAAGAAAATGCAGGCGAAACTGGGTCTGGCAGCGGACGGAGACTTCGGTCCCGGAACCGAAGCCGCGCTCAAAAAGTGGCAGTCAGCAAATGGTTTGACTGCTGATGGTGTCGCTGGTCCTAAGACATTGGCTAAACTGCTCGGCTGATGTATTCTGCGCCCAACAGGGAGCCTCGACATGCCTCTAATTCCCATCGACCTGAAGCCCGGTCTCTACAAAAACGGCACAGCCTACAGCGGGAAACTGCGGTGGGCTGACTCCAATCTTGTGCGGTGGAAGGACGGCGCGATCCGCGTTATCGGAGGGTGGGAACCGCGCGAAAACTCGACAGGGGTGCATATTCCAGCACTGTTCGCTGACGCCACCGCAGAGGCTCCGCGCAACATTCTTACATGGACCGACAACAGCGGCGTGGTGCAGATTGTCGTCGGCACCAATCTTGCGCTGTATCACATCGACACCAGCGGTAACGTCACAGACATCTCGCCGTCTGGATTTACAGGCGGTGCCAAAGACTCCGGCCTTGAGAACGGCTACGGCACCTACGCCTACGGTAATGCGTCTTACGGTACCCCGCGCAGCGCTGAAGGCGCGATGCCTACGCCAGTGCCGACATGGGATTTTGCTCTCTGGGGCGAGAACCTTTTGGCGCAGTTTCGTGGCGACGGCGACCTTTATGAGTGGGTTCCCGGCACCGCAGCGGCAGTCGCTATTGCCACTGCCCCAGAGGACATGCAGGACACCGTTGTTACCGACGAGCGCATTGTGCTGGGCATCGGCGGTACTGGTACGCCGCGCTTGGTGCAGTGGTCGGCTTCAGAAGACAACACTGACTGGACGCCGTCTGCGACCAACCAAGCAGGCTCTCTGACTTTGGCTGGCGTGGGGCCGCTTCTGGCAGTCACGCAAATTATGAACGAAATCCTGATCCTCGGTCAGAACGAAGTCTACGTCGGGCGCTACCTTGGACCGCCCTACGTTTACGGCTTCGACCGCGTGGGCGACAACAATGGCCTCTTGTCGGCCAACTGCCTTGTGACGACTGCCCGCTTTGCCATGTGGGCGGCAGAACGGAATTTCTGGCTCTACGACGGCTCGCTGAAAAAGCTGGAGTCCGATATCATCGACTTCTTCTACGATGACTTGAGCGAAACCGAATACAGCAAGACCTACAGCTTCACTGTCCGTGACTTCAACGAAGTTTGGTGGCTCTACCAGTCCAAAAACAGCACGACGACGGAGCCTGACTCCTATATCTGCTACGACTACGCGCTTAATCACTGGACCAAAGGCAAGATCGACCGCACTGTCGGCATCGACAAGTCAGCGACATCGACGCCGTTGATGGTCTCGCCAGATGGCCTAATCTACAACCATGAGCTTGAGCATGTCTCTATCGTAGACGGCACCGCCCCTTACTGCGAGACCGGGCCTATCGAACTCGGCCAAGGCGACCAGCAGGCGTACATCGACTACCTCTATCCTGACGAAGCCGTCGCAAACAATGTGGCGATGACGATCAAGACCAAAGACATGCCGAACCTGACTGAGCAAGTCTTCGGTCCCTACACCCTCGCCAGCCCGACTCCAGTCAGGGCGCGGGGACGCCAGTTCGCGCTGCGCTTTGAAGGTAGGGCTGCTGGCTGGAAGATTGGTCTGATGCGCGCCAACGTGAAGTCAGGAGGGCTGCGTTGAAGCGCAACTTTATCGTCCCTGTCCCGACCAGTCAGACGCTCACGCGCTGGGCGACTGACGTTCACAACTATCTGCGGATCACTGGGACTGGCGCAGTCGAGCCTGAAACCATCCTGATGCAGCACCAGATCGGCGGCGAGAAGGCCACTGTGGACGGCCTGCTGATGTGGGACGCTGTCTACGGCTACCCTGTCGTCTCTAAAGACGGGGTTTGGCACCAGCTTACTATGAGCGACGGCCACGCTATTCTCACGCAGGACGCCAACATCACTGCTGCTGCTGCCGACACAGCCTACGCCATTCAGTTCGACACTCCGTCATTCGCGCAGGATATCTCTCTCAGCCCGACGAACCCGACCAGAATCGTGTTTGGCAGCGGCGGGCTGTACCGCGTCTCGTTCACCGCGCAGATTTACTCGACATCTAGCAGCACACTGGAGTTTCGGTTCTGGCCGCGCGTCAACGGCACCAACGTAGGGGGCAGCACGATGGTCGCCAGCCTGCATAACAACGGCGCTACTATCGTCGTGTCGCGGGACTCGATCTTTCAGTTTGCGGCTGGTGACTACCTCGAAGCTATGTGGGCGACGACCAGTACAAACGGCTCGCTTCTGGCTCACGCCGCAACTGCCTACGCGCCTGCCTCGCCGTCCGTGACGATGGCGATCAGCCGGGTACAGCAATGAGCCTGACTGCGTTTGTCCGTGTCTGGCTCGACCAGCTAGACAAATACCGCCCTGAATTAGAGGCGGCGATGGAGCATAACGGCGGTACTCACAGCTTCGATGACCTGACTGCAATGGTGCTGCAAGGGCGTCTTCGGCTCTGGCATACAGAAAAAAGTATCGCCTTGACTGAAGTCATTGAGTATCCGCGCCAAAAACACTATCATGTCTTTGCCGCAGGGGGCGACTTAGACGATATAGTGGCTACAATTCCACAGATCGAACAAGCCGCCCGCGACGCTGGTTGCTGCAAACTGACCATCTCAGGCCGTCGCGGCTGGGTCAGGGCGCTCGTCCCGCAGGGCTGGACTGAACAGTTCGCCACATGCGTTAGGAGTATAGAACCATGAGCCTCGGCGGTAAGACAAAAGAGACCCAGCAGATCGACCCTGCGCTAAAAGACGCGGCCCTTGAGCAGTTGGCGACGGCAAAGCGCGTCGGTCAGCTTGGCTTTGTGCCGTATCAGGGCGCAACTGTCGCTGGTTTGCAGCCCGGTCAGATTGCTGCGATGCAGAACACCAACGCTGGCCTTGAGGCTTTTGGCCTCGGCGGCTCCCCGATTCCTGCCGCTGGCGACCTTAGCCCCTACGCTATGTACCAAGAGCAGCTTGCAAAAATGGCTCCGGGGCAGCGCGCCTTCATCGACGCCATGTTCATCAACCCCATGACTGGGCAGATGCAGGCGATGCCGTATGGCAGCGGCAACGCGACGGCTTTCGCCCAGATGACTCCCAGCCAAATGGCGACCGCAGCAGCTATGCCCGCAGGCGGTGGCTCCGGGCGCGCAGCAGAAATGGTGGCGCAAGGTGGCGGGGCCGGACGCAGCACTACGTCGATGGCGACCCCCGGCGCTTACATGCCCGGTGGCATCTACACCCGCAATCCCGGCAGCGTAGCAAACCGCGTCGCAGCGGCCTTGAGTGGTCCGCAGCGCGCTCCTACTCAATCAGATCGGCCAAGGCCCCGACCTGACGCAGCGAGGAAGAAATAATCATGTCAGCAGGCGGTCAAAACAGCGGCAACGTCTACAACCAAGCAGCCAATGCCCTGACTGGGGCTGGTACGGCAGCGCAGGGCGCTATCGGCACCTTCGGCAATGTGCCGACAGTCGCGGCAGGCATGGGCGCATATCAGAACCCGTTCACGCAGCAAGTCGTGGATCGGGCTACCGCAGACATTGGCCGCACCACGGCCATGCAGCAAGAGGCCAACAAGGCAGCGGCAGCGCGGGCCGGAGCCTTCGGCGGCTCTCGTCAGGGACTGGTCGAGGCAGAGACCAACGCTGCGTCGCAGCGCGCTATCGGCGATCTGTCGTCCAACCTGAACCTTCAGGGCTTCAACACCGCCGCCCAGCTTGCGCAGGGCGACATCAACAACCGCTTCACTGGCGCAAGCGGGATGCTGTCTGGTGCTGGCACTCTGGGCAACCTCGG